GTGAGTGATGCCGCTAAAAAAGAACAAAAGAATCTTTCTCAGTTACAGAAAGAATTTTCTGGTAAAGATTTGAACAAGATTCAAAATTTGAAACAAGTTGAACGTAACGAAATTATGACGCAACGATACCAAAGCGCATTTGATGATGCGGTTAGCCCTTCTACGCTTATTAAAATGCAACGTGATGCTGTTAGTGAAGCAATGAAATCATCTAAAGGTTCGCTTAAATATATTAAGAAAAAATAATGGCTGCACGTAAACCCAAGAATGTGAGTGCTTGGTTAGGTGGCAACCGTGGCACGATGCAATCTGGTACAGAACAGCAAATCGATACTGGTGGCGGTGAGAAAGATGCTGTTAATTCGACGTTGGCTTTAGGTCTTGCTGGTGCTGCCGGTTTAACTGCTGCTGGTGTGGCCTTAGGTAAAAGCGGTGTTCCTGTTCGTGTTGTTAAAAAAGTTAATCCTTTTTATGGTGTATTCAAAAATTCGGGTTCTGATCTAAAACAAGGTCAAGCAACCGCAGAACAGTTAATGAAATTTCGCAGTATTGATAGATATACATATCCTGATTTTAAGACACCCCCAAAAATTGTTAAAGATACAGAACATTTATCAAAAATCAGAAAACAAAATTTAAGCGCTGACGCCTATGAAAACAATGTGCGTTTATATTCTGATGACGATTTATCAAAATACAAAAATTTATATGAAGATATAAAAGATCGTGGTATTCAATCTCCTGTTATTATCGGTAGAGTTAACGGTAAAAAAACTTTAATGGAAGGCAATCATCGTGTTATTGCCCAATTTGACATTGATCCAAAAACAAAAATTCCTTTTGCTTACAACAAATTGAACGATATAAAAAAAATTAAGAAAAAGTAATGCCAGCAGGCCGTTCGGGGAGGCGCCAGATACCGCCACAAGATGTGGCACGATATTGGCAGTCACGTGCTTCAGGTATGTCGATACAGGATGCGGCAGGTATAGCCGGCATCCATGTGAACACAGCATCAAAGTGGGAGGCTAAACGGCGTAAAGCAAAATCTGAGATTGCTTTGGCTGAAGTTGAGATAGGTCAAGTACGCAAAAAACAGGGTGGTGTTCAGGCTGATGCTTGGAAGGCGTCTATGGATATTGCCGATCTGCCACCTGTTATCCCGTTTGACAGGTTATCGCCTGAGGCGCAACGTGGTTTAGAGGATTTTGATTATTTCAGGAAACGATATTTGGGTCGTGTTCCTTCAGCGTGGCAGGTTGATGCCGCATACAAGATTGTCAAAATGTTAGGTTCACCTGACAAAGAGTTCATTGTTATTAACTGTCCACCTGGTGCCGGTAAGTCGACGCTGTTTCACGATTTTGCTGTGTGGATGATTGTTAAGAACCGCAAGATTCGTGTGCTTATCGGTTCTGCTACACAGACGTTGGCGAAAATGTATTCGCGTCGTATCCGTGAAACTTTGGAACGCCCTTTCCCGTTGCATCCTGACCCTATTTTGATTGAGAAAGGTTTAGCAATCCCAGCCGAAGCGTGTTTGTCTATTGACTATGGGCGGTTCAAACCTTCGTCGTCTGGTGCTTTGTGGCGGGCAGAAGAATTCATCGTTGAACAAGAAGACTTATCGGGTTTGGATAACAAGGAACCAACCGTTTCTTCGTACGGTATTGACTCAGAGTTCATTGGTCATCGTGCCGACCTAGCGTTGTTTGATGACGTGGCTACACCTGAGAACGCTAAAGAGTCTGTTGCCCGTGACAAACTGTTGGAACGATGGGATACTGTCGCTGAAGCCCGTGTTGATCCAGGTGGTTTGCTTGCTGTTATCGGGCAGCGGCTAGGACCAGGCGATCTTTATGCGCATTGTTTATCAAAGATCACTTACGAAGAAGACCCTGACGCCTATGACGGTTCAGATGTCACCGATATTAGCGACGAGATTGAACCAGAAAAGAAATCTAAATACACCCACTTTGTGTATAAAGCCTATTACGAAGAATTGGACACAGGTAGAGAAAGCAAAAAAACTACGGCACCACCGTGGCCTGTCGGACCGTTGCTTGACCCGTATCGTTTGTCTTGGAAAGATTTGTCGTACCTAAAACATTCGACACCAGCAAAATTTGAGGTCATATATCAGCAACAAGATTTGGCTGTCGGGCAATATCTCATTGAACGAGTGTGGGCTACGGGTGGTATGGGTCCTGACGGTGTGCTATATCCAGGGTGCATTGACAACGATAGACGCCCAGGGTACATTCCAAGCAATCTTGAACCCCCAATAATTTCTATAGCAACAGTTGATCCGTCACCAACAAACTTTTGGGCGATCCAATGGTGGCTGTATCAACCTGAAACCAATCTCAGATATTTGATTGATGTTGAACGAACCCGTTTAACAGCCGAAGAACTTTTAGGGTTCGATACCGGCAGCCGCGAGTACGGCGGCGTAATGGAGACATGGCAAAACAGGTCGTTCGAGATGGGTTATCCGATCTCCCATTGGGTTGTTGAGGTTAACGCTGCGCAACGGTTCTTGTTGGCTCACGATTTCGTCAGGAAGTGGCAGGCTCTCCATAGTGTGATGGTAGTAGCCCACACTACATCACGGAACAAACTGGATGAAAACCTGGGTGTTGAAGCCTTGTTGCCGCCGTTGTGGCGTAACGGTCAGGTTAGGTTGCCGACTATGCGCGAAAACTGGAAAACGTTGGCGTTCATCGAGGAGATGACATCTTGGACACGTAACAAAAAGAACGGCACCGACCTTGTGATGGCGCATTGGTTCGCTGAGTTACACATGCCTTCTTTGGGTCCTGTTAAGGCGCCGCCACGCCTGTGGCGACCATCTTGGATTTAATATGATATTGTGACACGCATATAACATGCGCTCTTTAGACGAAATCGTAGAACTTTATCATCAGCGCCGACTTGCACTCGGCCCTGTCCATGAACAGATGCGCCGTGTCCGCGATCTAGCGAACGGTGACGTCATCGTACCGTTAAACGAACTAGACCGCAATGCCAAAACAAACGTAGCAAACCTGCTTGTACAAGGCTTGGATCAAATGTCGATGCGTGTATCTAGCACAATGCCATCACCGTTCTTCCCACCTGTGCGTGAAGGTAGTGAACTATCCAAAAAGTATGCTCGTATGCGCAAAAAAGCGTTGCTCGGTTTCTGGGATGACAACCGTATGCAAATGAAACTACGTCGCCGCGCCCGACACCTGCTCGCCTATTCGTCTAGCCCTGTTTTCCTTAAACCAGATTTCGGTACCCTCACACCAAAATGGGTTGTACGCAACCCGTTAGACACCTTCGCTGCACCAACAGATGAAGATGATGTAGTACCAGAGAACTGTATTTTCACGTCACGGGTAACAGCAAACTTTCTGCTACGAAACTACGGTGATGCTGTAGCAAACCAGTTGCGTTTCGGCAGAGTTGACTCCGATTCACGCTACACAATGCTTGAATATGTTTCAGACGAATCACTACAACTCGTCGTATTGGGTGCCGAAGATAATCCATCGCTTTCACAATCCGAACGCGCAGGACTAGAAGCAATCATGTTGGAAGGCATCCCGAACCGTACAGGTATGCCACTCGCTGTTGTACCGAAACGAATCACTTTAGATAAGCAACGAGGACAATTTGATGGCATCCTCGGCATGTATTACACTCGCGCTCGCCTACAGGCGTTAACAGAGATCGCTATCGAGCGCGGCATTTTCCCTGAAGAATACCTGATCGCACGACCAGGTGAGAACCCTGAAATACTTCAGATGGCTGACGGCAAAAACGGTGTACTTGGTGTCGTCAAAGGTGGCGACATTCAACAGTTGCAACTAAACCCAGGTTACAAAACAGATACAGCATTAGACAGACTTGAACGCCAAGAACGACTTGAGGGTGCAATCCCAGCAGAGTTCGGTGGCGAATCGGCAACAAACATTCGTACTGGTCGTAGAGGCGAAACAGTCCTGTCAGCAACCGTTGATTACCGTGTCCAAGAAGCCCAAGAAGTTTTTGCGAACTCTCTACTTCACGAAGATAAAATCGCTATTGCCTTAGAAAAAGCGTATTGGGGTGAAGCAACAAAAACGTTTTTCATTCCGTCACGGTCATCGGTCGGACAAGAATCGTATACACCGAACAAAGTTTGGCAAACAGACTTCCACTATGTTTCATATTCGGCGGCAGGATCAGACGTAAACAACCTGATCGTCGCATTAGGACAACGCCTCGGCACAGGTTTAATGTCAAAAGAATCAGCACGAGAAGCCGACCCGTTAATCTCCGACCCAGACTTTGAACATGATCGGATCATCGCAGAAGGTGTAGAAGACGCACTACTCTCATCCATCCAACAACAAGCAGCGAACCCAGCAGGCCCATACCAACCAGACGATCTTGCTTATCTTACTAAACTCGTGTTGGAACAAGACGTGCCACTTTATGAAGCGGTTAGACGCACACAGCAACGCGCACAAGATCGACAAGCACAAGCAATGCCAGCAGGCTCACCAGAAACAATGCCAGGTTTAGCGTTACCAGGAATGGGTGCAGAAGCACCAGTAGCAGGTCCAGCAGGACCACCACCATTGGAAGAACTACTTGCACAGTTGGGGGGTTAAATGGTTCAGCCACAATTCAAAGGTCAAACATACGGTGAAGCGACTGCACAAGAACGTCGCGTACAGGCAGTTCCGACAGGCAAATCGCCAACTGAACAACGCGCACAACAACAGGCACGACGCGCACAGCCAGCAACACCAGGTTCTTTAACAGCGCCAACTACAAGACCTGCTGAACCGATTACAGCAGGCGCACCATTCGGTGAAGGCCCAGGCCCAATGGCGGCAGGCATCCCAATGATGGCGCCAGGGGGAGACAATGTTATCGAAGAACTAAAAGCAATTTATCAAGTGTTCCCTAATGATGACCTTGCCGACTTGTTGGACTCGTTTATCCGTGAAGGATACTGATGTCATACGGTGGTTTCCCCGAAAAGGTTGACGAACAACGAATACTGTCACAGATACAGACAGAAACAAACAACCGTCAACAGTACGCAAATCAAGCAACCCCTGATTTAGCAAAACGAATCGGCGACATTTATCGAGCAAACCCGTGGATGAAACCAGGGGAAATTCTTGCTTTAGCAAAAGCAAACGCATCAGATCAACTTGTAAATGCGGCTTCAACACAATCAGGCAAACAACTCAATGTGCGTCTTGAACCGAATAAACCTCAAAACAAAAATTGGATTGAACGCAACGTTTACGATCCGCTGAAATCAGCCGCACGTTACACGTTTGCAACCCTCAACCTTGCACCAGAACTAGCACAAAATGTTGCATCACAAGCATTGAACCCAGACAACCCTGAAGGCTTTGATGGATTTTTCAAATCAACATCTTTGGGAACAATGATTGCCGCATCTAAAGGAGAAATTGACCCGAACACAGGTCAACCAATTACCGCAGGTGAAGGCTTCTTTTTGGGTGGAACCGCTTTAGAAAAACAAGCCGAACGTGCCCGTCGCGTACGAGGAACAATAAACGGCAATGCTTGGACTCTGGGCCGTGGCGCGGCAGACGTTGTATTTGCCCCAGGCACTAAACCTTACTCAATTCTTTCAGGGTTCATTGATGGTGCCGTAAATGTTTTTGCCGACCCAACACTTGTCGCAGGCAAAGCATTGAAGGGTGTACGAACAGCCGGCGCAACAATTCCAGGTTTGAAAACTGCCGAAGAAATTTCTGCGTTTGCCAAAGTCGCACGACAAGGCGAACTAGCGGCGGCAGGTTTGTCGGATGCAGAAACAATCGCATGGAACGGATCAAAGTTTCGAGAATACTTTGAAACAAACGGCAAAGCACAACGACTCATTGACACAGTTGTAGAGCGTGATGACGCATACGATATTTTTAGCAACGTATTCAAAGGCAAAATAGATGTTGCTACAGCCAATCGTTTAGCACAAACGACAAACCGTGACGAAATTTTGGCAATTGTCGGCGAACAAACAAACCGCATGGATGCCCAACTGTCGGGTTTGTTCCCTGAAGATATACGTGAATTGGTGAAAACCCGTGAACGTCTACCTGGCTACAACACTTGGCGCAACAGCAAACTTTTGACAACAATACCTGACCACGTAATTCGTTCAGGTAGCGCAGAAGACAGCATTAAAGCAGTCAACTCTTACGGTAATTATCTAAAAACTATTGGCTTAGATTTAACACAGGGCGAAGGCAAGGACTTTATGAACGAAGTCATGCGAGTATTTGCCGACCCAACTGCTGCCGGTTCAGGGGCGATAAACACCCTGTTTGAAACAACGGTTAAAAGAGTTGTTGTTGACGATTTGACAAAAGGCGTTTTAGGGTTGGAAAGAGAAGCCGCAGATGAAATCGCCAAAACTTTATTTGAACGTGTCGCCGTTTTGCGTGACGACATAAAAACATACCTCATCAACGAAAGTGGAAGCCCAGACGATTTTGGTTTGATTGGCGCTCTTAACGATTCCGGCAACTTGGTTGTCGGTGACGACATCAATCCGAACAACATAAGAAATCTAGTTCTTGCAGGCCCAGGTTCTTTAGTTGAGTTGGCAGACAAAATACAAGTATTGCCCGACATCCGTTCAGTACGCCGTTTAACAAGCAATCCTTTCGTGCGTAGAAATGTTGCTCGACGAGCAGGCGAACCAGGCGCAGTCACAGCGCTCAGCGATTATTTGCAAAACGAAATTTGGAAACCATTGACATTGATGACCGGCGGCTATGTGATGCGCAACATGTTTGACGCACAAATTCGTATGGCAGCCGTAGGTCGAAATGGTTTCTTTAATCATCCATTTCGCTACATGATGACGGTTCTAAATAAAACTTTACCCGAAGGTTTTATGCGTGGTGGCGTGGGTCAAATGGATGAAGGTTTCATTGACACAGCCCAAAACTTTGATGAGTATGCAAGCAAATTCCAAGAAGCATTGGAGTTCGGAATCCGTCGCAACCTTGATGATCCCAAGAAACTTTACGAACGCGGTATCCGAAACGGTGCTTTCATCACGGTCAACAAGATAGGCAACAAAGAACAATACCTAGAAGGCGTATACGACGAACTGCGTCGACTTTCACAAGATCAAATTAACAACGCCGTAGCCAAAGGCATCCCACAAGACGAAATGGTTGCATGGTTCAGAAACAACAATGACCCTAAAGCAGTAGACGCATTGGACAAATTGCGTCGTTATCTTGAAGGTGGATTGGACACCATTGATGTCACGACAGGTCGACATCACATTGTTCGCATCGCTCAAGGTGGAGTCAATGACGATGTTTTGGCGGCATGGATCAACCGTTTAGGCAATCCACGTATTCAAGCATTGACGGGTGGGGATGACACATTGCGATTTGCTATCGCTCACCGAAGGATGCCACTTGCAGCATCAGAAACAATTAACCCAAACAATTTAGTTGACGCAGATTTTTTTGATGGTTCATTGAGGCAAGGTGTTGGATCAATAGTCAGAATGGGGATGGATGGCGATGAGCCGATCCTCGCCGTAGTTACCTCGGTAAACGGACCTAATTCTTGGACTGCTCGACGTCTTTCCAACTTTGATGTATGGGACTCTGCTGAAGGCAAAAGAGAACTACAGGAATATATAACAGGTTTATACAATTCGCCTGTAAATACGTTGCCTGATTGGGTTAAGTTCGCGCAAACTGTTGGTGTTCCGAAAACAAAAGAAATTAGCGAAAAAGCACTACAGGCAAACAAAGCATTAAACCGTGTTGTTGATGGTTTCTTTGGTTTTTATGGAAGAAAGAGTGCAAAGTATGAACGCTCACCTGTTTTTCGTCAATTCTTTTATGAACAATTCAACAAGAACGCCGACCTTTTGAGTCGAGACGAGGCACAAAATTTGTTGCGTTCAATCCCAGGTCGTGCCGAACGACTTGAAATGAGTCCAGAACAATTATTCGGTGGCAAAAAACAGTACGACGAACTTGTTGCAAAATTGAATTCAGCAAACGGAACAGGAACAGTCAAACAATTAGAAGATTATTCTCAAATCAGGGCACTTCAATCAACAAAAGAAACATTGTTCAACGCATCAGAACGAAACAACCTTGAAGACATAATGAGAATCATTATTCCTTTCGGTGCCGCGTGGCGTGAAATTTTGTCAAGTTATGCAAAGTTCGCTATCGAAGACCCACGCACGGTTCGTCGCGCACAACTGATATACAACGGCGCAACCAATTTTGATCCCGATAACGATGGTCAAGGATTCTTCTACAAAGACCCAATCACAGGGGCAAATACGTTCAACCTGCCGTTTTCGGGTGAATTTACGAAACTGTTGACAGGCGTAAACGCACCATTGCAAGCACAAGTTAAAGGCTTATCAATGGGCTTACAAGTCATCCCTGCCGTCGGCCCTGTTGTACAGATGGTTGCATCCGAAGTAATTCCAGACACACCATCAACGGATTCAATCATTAGCGTACTTCTCCCGTACGGAAGAAAAGAACCAGGCGCTTTAGTCCCTGGATGGGCAAGCAAAATGTATTCTGCGTTACGAGACAACGAAGGAAAATTGCAATCCATTTACGCAAACACCTACGGTGAAACAGTTCGAGCAATGTCCGCATCAGGCGAATACGAACTGAATGACCCAGCCGAAAAAGAACGTTTGCTACAAGACTCAAAATGGCGCGCCCGCGTACTCACCGGCTTACGGGCTTTGTCGCAGTTTGCAGGACCGACAGTAGGAAACCCTGAAGCAATCATCAAAACTGATCAAGGTGATGTTTACGCGTCATTTTTGGTTAAAGAGTTCCAGGTTTTGCAACAAGAAAACTACGACACGGCAGTAAAAGAATTCTTAAACCGTCACGGAGATGACGCGCTTCTATACATTTCATCCAAAACACAATCGGTTCAACCAGGCGTTCAGGCATCAGATCAGTTCGGTGATTGGGAACGCAAAAACAAAGATGTCATGTCTGCATACAAAAACGTTGCCGCCTATTTTGCTACAGGTGGAGATGACTTTTCGTTCTCTGTGTGGGAACGTCAAATACGGTTGGGTCAACGCAGACGATTAAGTGCTGACGAAATGATTGATCTTGCCCAATACAAAGTAGGCAATTCAATTTATCGTGACCTGAAAAAACAGGGTGGCAAATATCCAAATGCCGAAGTTAAATCATGGTTGTCTCGTCAGCGTCAAAAAATCCACGAACAATACCCAGGTTTCCCTGCAAAAGCCATATTTACTTTGGGCGAATTTGAACGAAACGTTGAGGAAATGGGTCGAGCCGTGAACGATACACGGCTTGCAGATAACCCTATTGCTCAAGCGGTACGAGAATACTTGGAGTATCGCACCAAAGCAGTTGATTCGTATGTAAAATCAGGGGGTAAGGCTGGGGGTTTTGCTACAGCAAAATCAGCAGCAGATTTGCGTCAATGGTTATTTAATATCGGTACCGCATTGTCAGAAGTTGAACCAGACTTCCAACGTGTGTGGGATCGTGAACTATCATCTGAGGTTGACGAATTATGAGCATGAACGAAACAGACACTTTGGGCGTTGATATTGAACCGATGCCTGGCGTCACGAGTCAGCAATCCAAGTATTCTCTTGGACCAGATTTTCAGTTTACCGAACGCCCCGTTACGCAAGGTTCGCTTGCTCTTGTCGGAACACAAGATTATTACGGGCAACAGTATTTCGTTCAAAAAGGCAACAAAGTTTTCTATAAAGGCCCTGGACTTGTTGACGGCAACGGTGTCATCAAACGGCAACCTTATGATCCTTCGAACATTACCGGTGAGGCTTACAGGTTTTTGGCAAACAAAGGGCGAGGCGAACGTTTGTCTTTCTTAAACACCATTGCTGATCGCGGGCTTTATGACGGCGGCAAACCATCCACTTCAACTTTTGACGGCAAAGACCTTAACGCCACAGCGCAATACTTATTGGCGTTGAATCGTTACGGCGTAACCGAAGACATCGGCCTTGCTTATTTGACCAACGAATACCCTGGTGGTCAAGCCGCCACGGGTCGTACTGTCCGTGTTACCGCAAAAGAAGACATCACTTCTGTGTTGCGTGAAGAATCATTTCGACAATTAGGGCGCACAATGACACCTCAAGAAATACGTGACGCTGTTCAGTTCGTGCAATCCCGTGAACGTCAAGCACCTTACGGCGCAGAACAAGCACCAGCATTGTCCACATTGACACAACAGGCTGTTGGTCGTGGTCGTGAAGATGAAGTAAAACTAGAGGGCTTCCGTACTTTGGCTGATCTCGTTGAACGTGCGTTTGGGGGTTCGTGATGGCTAAAGATTATGACTTGGTTAGTGGAGACGCTCGCATCTCCGAGATTGATGCGCAATTAAAAACCATTGAAAAAACATTAACGGGCAATAGTTATACGCCACTACCAGATGATCCGAACTATAAGTTGAGAAACAAATCAACTGGCTTGGTCGGTGTGCCAATGTTTTCCGAGGCGCGAGATAATTTAATCAACTTACAAAAAACATTGAGCGCCGAAAAACAAACGATCACAACACAACTTGCAGAAAAAGCAAAAACATATACTGCCCCTGTTGGGCCACAAACCCGTATTATTAAAAAAGAACTAGAACTTCAAAGAAAATACGGGGCTACAGTTGTATCTCCTGCCACGGCCGCAGTAACACCGACAACGGATGCGGCACAAAGAATCGGTTTCACACCAATTAAAGCAACTGAAGAACCTACCCCACCTCCGCCGCCAACTGGGACTTCTGCTGGTAAGCCTGGAAAAAAGACTACAAAAAGCGATGTAGATGCCGCTTTGGTTGCAGCAAATTTAACTGACACCCCAGAGAATCGCAAAAAGGTACGTGAACAATTAAAGGCTGGCAAATCAATAAAGCCGTCAAATTGGGAAGCGCTTGTCGCTGAACAAGCAGGCGAGTATGCGTACCTTCTTGGACCAGAATTCGAAGGCGTACCTGAACTTTTACGCAAAGCAGTAGAACAAGATTGGTTCTCGTCAGAACAAGGCAAAGCCCAATTCATTCAAGAATTAAAGAAAACACCTTACGGTCTAAATACAAGCACTAAACAACAACAGTTTGATCTTAAAACTGCCGGCAACAAAAAGGTTGACATTCAAACAAACATTGACCGTATCCGAACACAGTACGGGGAAATCCAATTCGACCAAGCAACGTTGGAAGAAATTGCTGGTACTGCTGCACGTAACGGTGCGAGCGATATAGAACTTGGTCGCCTCGTGTATCGTGCCGCTTTCAAACGTGGCGCAGTATCCCCTGACTTGACTTCCCCGATTGCAGCCAAAACCGCATTGGGTGGAGATGATGCCGCCCGCATCAAAGCCATTTATCGTTCTTACGGTGTAAGGGCTGACGACGAACAAGTTGCACGTATTTTGGCTGGTCAACCCGAACCTACAACTGGAACCGTTATGACCGAAGATATGTTGCGCACCAATTTGCGTGATTTGGCAAAAGTTTCATATCAGCCTTTTGCCGATTTGTTGGATCGTGGTTTGTCGGTTCAAACAATTTTTTCGCCATATCAGCAGATCGCTGCTTCTACTTTGGAGAAATCGGCGAACGATGTTGCTTTGACTGACGCCAATGGTACCCCTACACAATTTGCTTCAGCGTTGATGGGTGAAAAACCTATGTCTTTAACTGATTGGATTGCTAAATTGAAATCTGATGACAAGTATGGTTGGCAGTTTACGAGCGAGGCTAAACAACAGGCATCCAATTTGGTCATGGAGTTGGAGAAAGCGTTTGGGTACAGAAAATGAGTGGCATAAGTTTTAGTGGCGATCTGCTTGATCTTGGCATTGCACCGCTCACCCCCGAACAGTTAGGGCAAATTGATCCAGCCCTTTTAGAAGCGGCTGGCACACCTGGTTCCGTTCAGGAAGTACAACCTGTTACAACAACAACGACTACCACCACCAATACAAAAACACCAGTCACAACCACTACAGTAACACCAGTCACAACCACTACAGAAACACCCGAAACCGAGGCTGAACGCATTGCTCGTTTAGACCGAGAACAAAGAGCCGCAGAATTTGCGGCAATGCAAGCATCCGAAACTGCGGCTGCTGAAGCACGAAGAGAAAACGCTTTCGGTATAATCTCTGCGTTTCTTCAACGGGCAGGTTTGCAAGGATTGGAAGGCAACATCAGAGGTTTGCTTGCGCAAGGCATAGTGGATACTGATGCAGTTCTATTTAACCTTCGAGACACCGAACAGTTCCGTACCCGATTCAAAGCAAATACAGCCCGTGCAAACAGAGGGCTACAAGAACTAGACCCTGCGACATATATCGGCTTGGAACAGCAATACCGATCTGTTTTGGTGGCAAACCGTTTACCTGAAACATTCTATGATGAGTCTTCTGATTTTGAAAAGTTGATTGAGGGTGATGTTTCACCAAGCGAATTTCAGGCACGAATAGACGAAGGTTTCGTAAAGGTTCGTGACGCCGATCCAACAGTTTTGAACACTTTGCGTCAGTTTTATCCTGAGGTTGGCAACAGCGAAAATGCTTTGGCAGCCTATTTCATTGACCCTCAACGGGCATTGACGGCATTGAATCGTCAAGTACAGGCAGCACGTATTGGTGCCCGTGCCCGTGAACAAGGTGGTTTCAATCTTGGGGCATTGACGGCTGAAGAACTTGTAAGTCGAGGATACACACCTGAGCAGGCTCAAGGAGTTTTTGAACGTGCAGGAGAACTCGCTGGTCTATATCAGGAGATGGGTGGCGAAGAAGCCCTTACTGAAGCACAAAAAGTTGGGGCCGCTTTCGGTTACGATGTTGCCGCAGCACAGGCTTTGGAACAACGCAAACGTGCGCGTTTAGGCGAATTCCAGGGTGGTGGCGGTTTCGCTAGAACGACCGGCGCAACATCTGGAACCGTTGAAACAGGTGTCGGCGAAGCACAATAACCATATTGTTGACATCCCTAAATAGGGGTGTGCTACACTTCGTTTGTTCCCAAAAGAACACCGGTAGAGAATCCCCGACTTTATCGTGAAACAAGGGTGAGTTATGCAGCCGTCACGATCCTCCAATGTGACGTGGGCAGAAGGAGTGAGCCATGTCAAACGTCAACGAGTTCGATGACGAGATTGAAGAAGCACCGAAAGACCCTGTGCGGGCACGGATGCGCCAACTTGAAAAAGAGTTGAAAGCAAAAGAGCAAGCACTTGTCGAAGCAGACGCCATTAAACGCGAGTATGCGTTTATGAAAGCGGGAGTTCCAATGGATTCCCCGATGTCTAAATACTTCGTCAAAGGTTATGACGGCGAGTTCACACCCGAAGCAATTCGGTTGGCTGCAGAAGAAGCGAATCTCATCCACAAAGAAGCGCAAAGCGCCCAAGTTAAATCTGAGGCAGATGCGTGGAACCGTCTCACAAAGGCGCAACGTGCGGGTGAAACCAGCGAACCTGCTGCTGATTGGAACACGAAACTTAATCAGGCTCGAAATCAAGACGAAGTGATGCAGATTTTGGCTCAAGCAAGGCAAGAAGCAGAAAACATCTAGCCCGCAGGACTCTCGTTCCTGTCGGGAGAAAGCAATAACAGGAAATGTCAAAAACACAAACAAGCAGCCTTCTCACAGATCAGGTTGCATTTGATCGGATTGCGTATTTTGCGCTTCGTAGCGAACTTTTGTTCGATGCGGTCGCAGACGTTATGCCGGTCGCACAAGCAATGCCAGGTTCATCGGTCAAGTTCACAATTTTCAACGATCTCGCTGAAAAGACTTCGACACTTACTGAGGACACAGACGTAACTCCAGTAGTTATGGGCGACAGCCAAGTTGAAGTAACGTTGGAAGAATACGGCAACGCCGTAAACACAACAGCGAAACTTCGTGGCACATCGTTCCTTGATGTGGATTCGGCAGCCGCTAACCTCGTTGGTTACAACGCAGGTATCTCGGTTGACGGTGTTATCCGCGAGGTACTGTCCGCAGGAACAAACGTTGTCTACGGTGGTGGCGGTTCAACAACCCCATCGGCTCGCAACACGATTACCGCAACCGACATCATCGAAGCAAACGACATCCGCAAGGTTGTTGCTGCACTTCGCAAAGCGAACGCAGTTTCGTTCAATGGCATGTACATGGGTTACATTCACCCAGACGTTTCGTACGATCTTCGCAAGGAGACAGGCGTAGCATCATGGCGTGACCCGCACGTGTACAGCGATCCAGCAGGCATCTACAACGGTGAAATCGGCGCTTTTGAAGGTGTCCGTTTCATTGAGACTCCACGAGCCAAAATCTTTGAGAACGCCTCAAACGGTTCAGGATCGACTGGAACAGTTGATGCTTACTGCACACACATCGCAGGCCGTCAGGCTTTGGCGAAGGCACACTCAATCGTTGACGGCAACGGCGCGTTCCCACGTGTCGTACGCGGTCCAGTAGTTGATGTGTTGTCACGTTTCCAACCTGTCGGTTGGTACTGGCTCGGTGGCTATGCTCGATTCCGCGAGGCTTCGCTTCGTCGTATCGAGTCGGCTTCAAGCCTCGGCGCCTGAACCATATAGTTCAGTTGTAAGTTGAGAGGGGGGTCAGGCTTTTCCCCTGCCTGACCCCTTTTCTCGTTCTGCTATTATTTCGTGTGAGGTAACAAATGTCTATTTCTAATTACGCAGAAAACAAATTTTTGGATGCTCTCCGCGCACAATCGTTTTCGGTTAGCAACGTTTACACAAAACTGCACACAGGTGATCCTGGTGAAGCAGGTACAAGCAATGCTGCTACGGAAACAACTCGTAAAGAAGTTACGTTTAGTGCGGCTTCAAGTGGTTCTATGTCTGCTTCGGCAACTATCGAATGGACCAATGTTTCCACTACGGAAACTTATTCGCATTTTTCTTTGTGGGATAATTCAACTGCGGGTAACTGTTTGTGGACTGGCGCTTTGTCGTCGTCTGCGGCTGTTACTGCCGGTGACACGTTTCAGATCACCGCGTTAACTCTCAGCCTCGATTAGGGTGAGGTAGCCCTATGGCTACTGGAGTCACCGATTTTACTTTCGGGTTCACGGACACCCCTGGGTTCAGGGAGTTCGCCGAGGTACCTAATTATGCGCCACGCAAAGTTATTTATTTTGCGTCACCGTTTGCGAACACTCAAGGTTTCTTTCGTGGTGTAACCGCACGTACCGCCACAGGTGCAGGCACAGGTACACAATCGGCGTCAGGTCTACGGATAGTTGGGCGTACGGCGTCAGCGTCAGGGTTAGGTTCATCATCGACAACTATTGTGCTTGTCGCCAAACGTACGGCATTGGGGTCTGGTACTGGTTCTAGTGTTGCTGAAGGTGAACGTGTTGTTCCCCGATCTGCTACTGCTAGTGGTCAAGGTACTACTGCTGGTGGTGCTACTGGTTTGCATATTGCGCCCCGTACCGCTACGGGTTCTGGTACAGGTTCGTCTGTTGCTGTTGGTCTTACTGTTCGTGCTTTCACAGCGTCAGGTTCAGGTACGGGTTCTCAGACTGCTACAGGTTTGCGTCTTGTTTTGCGTACCGCTACTGCTTCAGGAACAGGTACATCATCGAACACGTTTGAGGTCACACGCGCCCGTACAGCGTCAGCGTCAGGGTTGGGGTCATCTAGTGCCACCCCGCTTCATATCGCCCCTCGTAGCGCAACAGGGAACGGCTCAGGGGCATCCAGCACCACAAGTTTCACTACAAGGTCCCGTACTGCTACAGGCTCAGGTATCGGTACCCGCAGCATTGTTTCGGCCCGTGTCTGCCAGCGCACAGCCACAGCCACAGGTACAGGCACACAGAGCGCCACACAAGTCAAACTGTTGCTGTTCCGTACACCGTCAACAACCGAGATACGTTCAGCCGACAGGTTTGATACAAGTATCCCTGGTCGACTGTTCCGTTACGCCGACCCACAATACGCTGGTGTGAACGTATACAAACTGGTTGACGGCACATTCACCGAAGTTGAACAACGCGAATACGATCAGGTGTCAAAAGTTTATTGGGGTGGCACCAAGAACTTTGTAACCCAAGAAGAAAAAGACGAACTTGTATCAGCAGGCTATGGTAGTTACGTAACATGAGTATTTTTAACCCACCTACAGACGACTTTGTGGCGCTCGGTATCCCACCGAACGAGTTCGCATCCGAAGAAGTCCGTATGGCTTTCAACCTGTTCAAACATTTCGACAACGAACCACGGGGCAGAAACGTGTTCTTGTTGACTAACGGCACGTTCACAGAAAACGAACCGAACGACATCACCACGATCAGCAAAGTTTATTGGGGTGGATCAGATAACATTGTTGACGCCGCCGAAGTTGCGGCTTTAACATCGGCAGGTTACGGCGCATATATCAGTTAGGGGATTATGAAACACAGGGAAACACATCCGAATCTAGACGTTGAAGGTTGCTTCGCTTGCCGTATCAGCCATGTCCGTGTGTCAGGTTCGGCGATGCCGACACGTCACAATGTCGCAGATTTGAACGCTAAAGAACGTGTACTTGACAAAGATTTGGATGCCTATAAACGGATACGCAAAACGGGTGGGCAGCCAACAAAAATTGATGGCTCAGCAAAACTAGAAAAGATCGCCGATTGATGCGGTTAACAATCTACATTCCAACCTACAAACGACCAGACATTGAAGCATGTTTAGCGAGCATCATGCCACAAGTTGTGGAAGGTGTCGAAGTGATTGTCAGCGACAACGACGGATACGCACAACATTTTTGTACAAAATATCCGAACCTTCAATACTCTAAACGGCATCAAAACATTGACGGCGACCCGAACGTGTTCCGTGGGTTATCGGTTGGCACAGGAGAATATGTTTGGGTCATCGGAGATGACGACACTTTGTTGCCAGGAACCATTGAAACGCTGTTGCCTTTGCTTGATGGCACCGACAGAATCCTTCACTATTCTGCAAACGCAGGCGAAACAAACCCAGGGTTCCGAGGGTTCACCCGCGACTACATAACATCATTGAAAGATAAATCAATAATCGTTGCCGCCACTTTGATTACTTCTTCGGTGTGGCGAAGGGCAGCAATGGATTTGCGGATAGGTTTAGAAAAAATAGATACCAGATATCCGTTGGCGTGGGCAGCCATCGGGTTGAAAACAATCAAAGTGATGCCAATACCAACCATTACTGTAGGTCACGTTTACCGCGACAACGTGTTCCCGTTTTTTGAAAAGGTAATCAGCGAATATCTACAAGCCTTATGTGATCGTAATGAGGTTCCACGCATCAAATTTCAGGATGCTTCACATTGGAATTTTGTTAGCGTATCTCAATGAATTATCAGTCTTGGCTTGGTTATCCGCATCCAAGATACGGGTACGGTGCAATGTACAAAGGGTTCATGGAACATGTACCGGCAGATATCACGCTACACGAACACGCCGATGTGATGGTGAACATGATGCAGCCATACCAGATAAAAACCTTTTACAAAAACCAGCATCGAGCCTGTTTCACGATGTGGGAATCAAGTGAACTGAACCAACAG